TGAAATCATATTGTTCCTGTATAAACCAAGAAACAAATTTGGTAAAGCACAAAATCCAAGACACCACAAAGAAAGAGGCAAAAGCCCACATTGTCCAAGAATTACGATGATAGTAGAATTGAGCGGATCGCCTAGCGGCCCACCATACATCTCGTTCAGTAGTTGCAAACATGGTCTTTTTAGTTTTGATTTCAAAATCTTCGATATTATCAACAAGGCTGTAGTCATAATCATCAGGTAGAGGATCAGCATGGTCAGATTCTTCAGAAGAACTAGATTCCGACTCATCAGCGTCACCAAAGTTAATTGAAACACAAGGATCAAGGGCGTCCGCAATCGAACTAGCACTTCCTCCTGCATCAACAACCCGGTCAATCTGACCAAACGTAACATCAGGTTCGATATTGAGTTTGGGTTTGACAGGGCACCAACGTCCTTGGGGATGGTTGATGTGCAATCTGAGATTTCCACAGACAAAACATTTTTGTTCGGTTCCATTCGTAGCGGCTTTGCAAAATGGGAAATGTTTTTGTCCACATTTATAGCACATTTTTTCCGCAATTGTTTTAGGGTTGCCTCTCTTAGGTTTTGTTTGCCTTGGTTCCGCTGGGATAAGATTTCTTCGCTTAACTTCGCGTTGCCTCCCTTCTGATTTAGGAGGAATGGGTTGAACAGGCCCTTTTTCTTCAACTTTAGGAGCAACAGGTAAGCTCCGACTCTTGATTTCATCAAAACCATCAATGTACGAGCGATCATTGAGGGGTGATTTTTTGAAAAATTCTGGATCTTCTTCCGAAACTGTAGAGGTTTTCGGTTTGACTCCGAAGTCATCTAAAATTTGTATGACAACGGGCTCAGGATCCATTCCACCTTTCAGTCTCATCATAACGGCGACGGTATCCAGATCTTCAATTCCTGACATAAAAAGGGTTCGAATTTGCTCGATATTTACAAGTTTCGATTTATGTTTAAGAAAAAATGATCCTCGAGGAAGTCTGAGATGATTTGAGATTTTTGCCTCAAAATCCGAAGTAGATGTGTGAGGTGAAAAATGAAAAAGAGTGTTTTTCCCATTCCAAGTTACAAAGATTGCGATGTCTGATGGCAATGGCTCACCAAGAGTAATCCAACCAGGGGTTGCAACAACACTTTTCGTTGAAGCGGCTTCAGCGAACGATTTGGCTTTGGGCAACACAAAATCGGCTGAAACTTCTTCAATAACATTTTGAAAAGGTAAAGGTTTGGGTAGGAACGATTTTGACCAAATTGATGCTGAAAAGGATCTCCCAGACATATTTGAAATGGTTGTTCTCTTTTCTAAACGCTGCATGTATTGCCCTAAAGAATGGCCGGACAATATATCGCGTGGAGAGAGAAATTTTTGATGGTTCCTATTAAAATCAGTGAGCATTCTATAATAGCGCCTCTCAGCTGATCTCGAGTTTCCGCGCTTGGAGAAAGCAACCTGTAGTTGTCTTTCAGCAAGTTCGCGTACTGACTCGGGTGTAGCACCAGCGTTGGCAAGAACTATTGCTCTATCG